AATTGAAGAACTTGAAAACAAACTAAAAGGACATGACTAATGAAGAAAAAAAAGCGGCACTAATCGCTAAAGTTGGTGAGCAAAAAGTAAACGAATTGACGCAAAACATTTGGTTATTATTAGGGTCACTAAAAACTGCAAAATATGCCATTGCACAATTCGAACCAAATAAGCTAAAATTCGAAATGAAAAAGCGTTTTTTAGATTTGCGTTCAGCTATAAATCTATTTGTTAATACATTTGAAAAAGCTGCAAATCCCGATGAACGCGAATTGTTAAATACTACTTCTTATGAGAACGTTGGCGCGGTTGCTGAATTGATAGCCATGGCAATAACATTACCTGAATCGCAGATTGAATGGTATTTAGATGAATGCAAAAAATTAACTTATGTAGCTTTTAATAAATCACAAAATGAACTGTGTAGCGATAGCGGTGAATAAATTGTTTCCTAATTTGGATACCAGCGAATTTCATAATAGAACTTTAGGCGTTGGAATGGGTGATATTCAACGAATGATACCTACTGAATTATCTGTTTGGCCTGTTTATTGCAACCATTACAAATGCTTAAATTTTGACCTAACAAGGCAGCTACCTAAAACGAATGATTATATACCTTTATTTTTGTTTCATTCTCAAATGAATGATAGGTTTAAATTGCATTGCGAGTTTGCACTATGGGATAGAAACACGGTTATAGTTAATGACATAGAACACGATGCTGATTTTTATTTTAAGCGTCACAAAGTCGTTCAGGTTGCAGCCTTAATAAAATTTGAAACACACGAAATACTGATAGCGAAAAAATGATAGATTTACCGACATTTGAAGAAACGTTTGAACGCCAATTATTTGAAGCGGGCGAAAACAAAAAGTTTTATAATAACGGCTACATAATAGTAAATGAATTATGGCTTAGAAACTTTCATAAGTTAGCACAAACAGAAAAACCGCTGCATATCACTACGCAACGGCCTGAGAACACATGAAAACAAAAGAGCAAAACAGTAAATTATTCACCTGTAGGTTTATCGCTTGCAGGTTTTTTTAATATATCTTTAGGGTTAGGGATAAAGCCTTTAAAGTAACCAATAATGTCAACGCCTGTAGTCTGTGAAACATTTTCAAAAATAGATTTTAGCTCAATGCCACAAACAAACATAGCAACGTAATAAGATAACGTAAATTCAAGGTCAAGCATCCAGGTAAAAACTTGACTTGAAATAATTGCCAAACAATAATCATTCATTTTTGAAATGGTACGTCTAAAACCGCGCGATTGTATTTTTTCTTTTAATGCCTTTGCTTTTCGAACGCCTGTTAAAAAATCTACTAAAAGTAAAAATGATAGGCAAATAATAAGCGGCTTTAAAATAAAAAGTTGCTGTTTAATTTCTGGCAATACTTTCATAAAAAAGTTAAGCGAATCAGATGCAATACGTAACGAATCGGCGGTAATAGTCAGGGAATCCATTATGAGATTTTAATATAACGTGAAATAATTACAGCGGCAGGCGTACCAATGAAGATATACCACCACGGCAGGGGAACAAATATAACAAAGAATGTAAATGTAAAGAATGAAACCCATGTACCAAAGCAAATAGGGCAGGCACCAGCCATTGACCACGGGTTATTTTTCATATTGTTTTCAACATCATTATAAACGTGTTCAACTTGCTGCAAATAGTCTTTGTAAATACTATCGGCTTGTTCAGCCGTTTTATTTTCAAGTTGACCCTTTAGTTCAATATCACGTTTTATTTTCCAAGCGTTATATTTAGCCCACACGCGGTTTTTTTCTTTGTCTTCGAAGTCTAAGTAACGTTTAGATATAAATTTGCCGTAAGCGGAAAATATGCGCCCTGTATAATATTCCCCCTGCACAGGTGAACCGATGCAATAATGCAAAAACTTAATTATGCAGGCTGCAAAAATTGATAGTGTTATAAGGGATAGCATTAAACAGCGTATTGAGCTAACCAAATATTTACCATGTCGGGTACATCAGCATCATCCCAAGTGTCAGTATAAGGCATATCCTCAGCACGTACACCAAACTGAGCGGAAGCAGTTGTAAGTAGTACATCAACTCCTAATAGCTTATCTAATGCTTTATCTGAAATAGTGTTTAGGTTTATGCTTATTGCAGGGTCTGTAATTTCGACTTGAAATTGTGGAAATTTATAAGTTGGCATTTTTATTATTTTTTTATGTTATGAAAGTGTTGTTCCTGTTACGGTAAAAGTGCGGCAGGGGATGTATTGAAATACTGATAATTGAGATGAGGCAATAAATAAATTATTTGTACTTGAACTTAAATTAAATGATTGATTTGTTTGAGCTGGATTTGTTGTAGATGTCCATAAGTCAAAACCTGCTGCTGTAGTAAATGGAGCATAATTCAATTTACCAGAACCTCCAAAAAATTGAATGCTAAATAATTCTTGTACGTTAGGCAATCTCCACCCACTTGTAAATGGTGCTATACTAACAATTAAAGCGCCATCAATTGCGCTTGTCCAATTGCTTGAACTTCTTGTTCTTCTCCACCCTAAAACTGTACTACCATTATAAGTTGACCAATCAATTACAATATTTTTTGTGTATGTCTGACCTCCTAACTCATCTGTAAATCTGTTCGTATTTCCAAAAACATTATTTTCAGCAAGTACCGTAAAACTTACATTTCGACCTGCTTCCAAGTCACCATCATCACCCGTTCTATAAGACGTTGTTTGCCCTGTTTTCATTAGCTGTGCCGTGCTTCTACTTACAGCAGTTGCAACCGCTTTTATATAGTTCCCTATCATAATTTATGCTTTTGTTATGTTTAGATTTGTTACCCCTGCAACCGATGCCGTTACCGTAATTTTACTACCTACTGCAATAGTATTAGTCAAAGTATAGGCAGAACCATCGTCTTGAATTGTAATGGTCGGAGCGTTTTTGATATTTGTAGTTGTGTTTATTTTTAGGTCATATGGAGCGTAAAAATCCACCGTTAAAGCATCCATCAACTCAACCGTATAAATAATGCCACGATTTACCCAAAGTGTCCCGTTGTACTCTAAGAAATCGCCATTTGCAGCACTTGTGATAGTTACATTATGCAATTCGTCAAGTTCATAACCATTTTGAACGTGTAGCAAAATATGTCCATCTGTTGCGCTTTTCTTTGCTACATATCCAACCACAACTATGTGAGCGGGAGAAACTGGTTTAACATTTGTAATTTCACCTGCTACAGTTGGACTAAGATACAAAATATCACCTTCAGTAAAAGCGTTTGTATTAACTCCGTGAACAATTCCGTTGATTGTCACAAAGCCGTTGCTACTATCTGCGATGTCTTCAGCGACAATACCAAAACTTGTTGCGCTATTTGTGTCATTGTCAGCTTGTGCTAAGTTTATACCGATAAATCCACCTGCAACACCCACAACTTTAACTACACTGCCTTTAGTTATTGTAGAACCGCTTGTATTACGTGCCTTAACTACTAATTGCTGACCAAGTCTATTGATTAAACCGCCTTGCAAACCTAAATTTAAAGTACCATCTGTGTTATTCCACGCCAATTCACCAACACCAACTGAATGTGCTGCTGCTGTGTCAAAATCCAAATAATCCAAATCAATAATTCCAGCATTTGCAGAATTACCAATACCTAAAACACTTGCTAAGTCTTGTGAACCACCGCCACCACTAACTACAAAAAAAAAATCAGTACTTAGCAATTGGGCTAAGTCTGCACAATCACCCGAAAAGGCAATTGGTGCGGCTGGTACTACTTCCGTATTTTGAACTGTTGCAGGGTCAATGTATTCAACGCTGCCGTTGTCTTGAACAACTTTAACAGAACCGTTAACGTTACATTCAATTTCTACGATGTCAGGGCTAAGGCTGTTAATGAAATCGCCCGAAGTCGAATCATAAATAGCTACATTGCCGTTTGCGAGTTTTACTATGTCAATCATTGGTTAATTATTATTTTAGTGCTAAATTCAATACAATCATATTCAATATTATTAACTTCAATTTTTACAATTTCGCCGTTAGGGTCAATTATCTGTCCTGTGTATGTGTAGTTTTCGTTTAGGTTTCTAAGTGTAAAAATAACTGTTTCGCCATCTATAACATCTACACTATAATAAACAGAAACACTACCAAAACTAAGCTGCAAAACCCAAACGCCTTCCGTTAAAGCATCTACAACAATGCCCGTATTATAAACAGCATCGCAAGCGTTAAGACAGCCCAAATTTAACGTATTTTCACAACAATTACAACAAGCCATATATATAAAGTTTAATTTTTTCTAAAAAAGGGGGTATTTATTCCAACCCCCTACTAATTGCCTAAGGTAGCGAAACTTGGCGGCATAGTGAATCTTAACATATCGTGAACGGTTTACACTTTTCAGTTAGTGCAAAATCATATCGTAATTCAAAATCTAAGCTAACTATTTGCATAAGGCTTAACAGCGTTTTCGGGTCTTTGCCTGTTTCAGCGGCGTAAACAGTCCACGGTAGTATTTCATTACTTACCGGGAACAAACGCGGGTTAACTATAGCATATTGCCATTGTATGCCTTTAAAATTCGCACCGTAAACAGCAAACTTAACAGAATCTAATAACATACGCGGGTCAGCGCAAAGATGCCAAAAAACTAATTTAAGTGGAACACGCACATCCAATTCGATACCACAACTTCCGCGCTTAGTATTCGCGGCTTTTCTTGTTTCCGAAACAATACCATTAACACGGATATAATAGCCCGCTCCCGAGGTGTCTGTGATGCCAACATAATTACGTGTGCCGTTTTGCGTAACATTCAAAGTAACAACCTGACTTGAAGTATCTTTGACAGCAATGCCATTACCGTTAACGTTTACATTTACGGCTGCCATTGCAGTATCAATCTGTTTAATTAGTTCGGTTATTATATCTTGTGTTACGTACATTATAGTAAATCGATTTCTTCTAAAATTGCTAATAGTTCATTTCGTGCGGCCGTTTCGCCTAATTCGCGTTCATCTGTTGAAACGGTTGAAATGTCTTTGCCAAAACGCGTTTCATTACTTTCCATTATACCTGCTAATTCATCATTTGTATAAGTAATAGCGCTTATAGTTCCGCTTTCAGTAACTTCTATACTTTGAAATAATGAACCGCTAAAATTTAAATCAACTGTTTCAGATTGTCGGCCCGTTAAATCCCTTAACTGTCTATAACCTTGTGTTAAATACTTTGTTTTGTGCGGATTGCCATTTTTAAAAACAGTATTCCCATTTTTACCTTCGGGCTTTATGCCGCCTGCTGAAACAGTTGTAAGGCTTAATGGATTTATATAAAATGGATTTACTGAATATTGACCTATTGCACTACCATTTGAATCTAAACCGTTAAAAAATATTCTTTGTTTATATTCTGCAATAACTTGAATAGCGGCAACCTGTGAAATTCTACGGGCCGTGTTGTCATTATTTACAACTTCTGATAGTATTTCTAATCGTTCAGATAAAGTCATTAGCCTGGGAACATTGGATACATTCTCAATCTTGGTTCACATCTATAGCAAAAGCGGTCAGCTTCTAATAGCTGAATAATATTATCAATTTCGTTATCTAAGGCCTCAATGCTTGCATTCTCCCATTCAACTATTTTGACATTTGCCCATTCGTTACCGTGTGTTTTAATTAAATTCAAACGGTTATTAGGGCTAACCCATTCTTTTAAAATTTGAACGCCTGTTTGATATAAAATAGCCATGCCTAAACGGTCTAAAAACTGGCATATAATATCAGTATCGACACAATCAACACGTACACACGCGCCCAAATAACCCGAAGGCGAAGCGCTAACACCGTTCCAACCGGTAACATCTAAAACAGTATCGCCACATGGTTTGCAGTTTGTAGCAGCGTTGCACGTGTATAGATAAGGCGCTATATTAGTAGTGTCAATAGTTACTAATAATACATCTTCTTTAAAATATTTCTTAACAAAAATGTGCATTTCCGTATCTGCAAAAACAGTAACAGCCTGACTAAATAATATATTCCCTGCATAATCAGTTACGTAAATAGTTGTATTGCCGTTATTTGTTGCCTTAAATTTAACTGAATCAATAAATATTCTACTTTGCGGGCTATCTATCCACTTCTTTGATATTTTGATGCCACGGTTAGCAGCAACGGGAATATCAGAAATACTTGAAGCGCTGCAAACAGCATATTTAGAACCGATGCTATTTAATTTTATACCCCTTGCATTTAAAACAGCTTTCAAACGTTTTTCAACCACATCAGCTGCAAAATACATTTTTTCCTGTACTGTCAAAGTAGCAGAAATAAGCGCCTCAGAACTAACTGCCGCGACATTATTTATAGTTAACCCTTCAAGGTTTTCTAAATAATAACCCGAAGTTGGTACCGTATTTTCAGGATAACAGCCGTTAAGACTTATTATGTAGTTTTCTAAACAAGTAGGTGTATTAAGATTCAGCATCTAATTCAGTTTGTTTTTTGCGACCGCGTTTTTTAGGCTTTTCAGTTTCGGTTATTTCTTCGGCTTCAAGGGTTTCATCGGCTTCGGTTTCGATGGTTTCGGGTTGTTGGTATTGTTGTACATTTTCTTCTATTTTAATTACAGATAATAACCCATCTGAATAATAAATATCTTTAGGAAAATCATTTTGCTTTACGGCCTTTTCAACAGCCTTGTTAATCTTTTCGCTTCCTATTGTTTTCTTTTGTGTTGAATAGTCGAATAAATAAACAACATCTTCGTTATCTGTACGCTGTACATTTACCGCGCTATAATATTTACGAATTATTGTTAATGCCTGTGCTATTTTTTTTGAATAGTTTACCATGTGTTTTTATTTTAAAAAGGGGCGGTTTCCCGCCCCCGAATCATTAAAACTAAATTGTACCGTTAAAAGTATCGTTGCATGCAGCGCTATCAGTAATGATAAGCTGTGCAGCACCTGTATTAGTACTTGTAGTGTAGAAATTGCTATAAGTTCCAAATACATTGGTTTCACCTAAAATCTGTGCATTAGGCGCACCGTCAAATGAATTTGAATCTAAAACCCAGTCAAGGTTAGTAAGCGTTGCACTTGTTGAAGGTGTTGAAGCGCTGTAAACATTGTAAAGTGTTTGAGTAGAAACTGTAAGCGCAACATCAGAACCTGTAGCAGAAACAATAACAACCGATGTTACAGTAGCATTACCGAATACAAAAATTGTTAAGCCTGTACCATCCCATCCACCTGCAACGGTAAAGATAGAACCTACACTTGCAAGTGCAGCCTGTGCAGCAGCTACAAAACCATTTGCACCACCCGAAGTTCCTGTATCAAAAGAACCGCCAACGCTAAATGGCAAACCGTTAATTTGAATTGCAACTGCATCAGTAACATCTAATTCATCACCTGTGAATACTTCACCTTTTACAGTTTTAGAATAGAATACGGCGTTACAAGCTACATCGCAAGCATCAGCAGATTCGCAGAACGTTGCATCAGTAGCAACGGGCGCACCTGCAGCACCGCAAGCTGGTTCAATATCGCAATATCCTGTGTCAGCGCAAACAACTTCATATTTGAATACATCAAGTACACCATCAAACAAACAATCGTTAACAGCCCAACATTTAGGCATACCAACTACGGCCCAATTAGTAGCGAATTGGATGTATAGTTCAATTTCATCATTACACTTAACGTAAGACATAACTACATCATGTTCAATACCTAACCAAGGGTCAACAACTGTAGTGCGCATTTGGTCTTCAAAGTCATAAGTGAATTGACCTTTGTTCTTTGCGTAAGTTACAAGTTGAAGCGCACCTGGTGCCATTGCAATAATTTCATTGGTATTACCAAGTGCAGCAGGTAGGTTAGTATCGTAGAAAATTGAACGTGTAATGTCAAGTAGTGACGCGTCAAAACCGTTATCATTACCACTTGCAATTGCACGGGCTTTACGGTATTGGTCAAGCAAAGTACCACCGATAAGAATCATTTGTTGTTCAATTTCAGCTTGTTTGCGGT